CGCCCAGCCTTTTACACAGCACCTCGCCTTGAATTCACAAAGGCAAAATATCTAGAGAATAGCGTTCGCGCTAAACTCGGTGATGACGCAGCTCGCCAGTATGTTATGGCAGCAGATGACACCACAACAAATAACGCTGGCTTAATTCCAACCCGTCAGCTAACAGAGATTGTAAATCCTCTCTCAAATGCTGATCGTCCAACGATTGATGCAATTTCTCGCGGTGTCTTACCAGATGCTGGTATGACTTTCGAGATTCCAAAGCTAACAGTAGTTCCAACAGTTGCAGATGTTAATGAAGCTCAACCAGTTGGTGAAACTGGAATGGAGAACAGCTTCATATCAGTTTCAGTCAATAAGTATGCTGGCGGCCAGACTTTCTCAGTAGAATTGCTAGACCGAAGCTCACCAGTATTCTTTGATGAGCTAGTGCGTCAGATGGAGTTTGCTTATGCAAAGGCCACTAATGCTTTCGTAATTGGCGAAGTTGCCAACAACGGAACTCTAAATGCAACAGCAACCACAGAAGATAAAGATGGCTTGCTAACTTTCGTATCAACTGCAGCAGCTGCAGTTTATAAAGCATCACTCGGCTTCGCTCGCAATTTAGTAGTAAGTCCTGAGCAATGGGGCAAGATTATGTCCTACAACGATGCTGGACGCCCTATCTATACTGCATCACAACCACAAAACGCTGGTGGCGTAGTATCGCCACAAAGCATTCGCGGAAATGTATTAGGTCTAGACCTTTATGTAGATCGCGCTTGTGGTGGAACTGGTGGAACTGGCCTTGGAGATTATTCAATGGCCGTAATCAATCCAGATGCTTACACTTGGTATGAATCCAGCCGTTTCCGTCTGCAAACCAATGTGGCTCTAAATGGCCAAATTGAGGTTGCTTACTACGGCTATGGAGCACTTGCAACCAAGGTTGCCGCAGGTGCTAACTGGTTCAACAAGAGCTGATAATCCCTAATAGTGACGGCCAGTCCGCTCCCGAGCTGGCCGCTCACCTAACTGCTTGAAAGGATGACGAGATGCCAACAATAGTTACGGCCACAGAGCTTAGGACGATTCTTGGCGTTTCGTCATCCCTATATAATGATGCTTATCTAAACGATATTGTCGATGCTTCAGAGAACCTAGTTCTTCCAATGCTGGTCACTTTTCAAAGCAAAATAAACAAAGTAAAGCTTGAGAATAATATCGCTTACTTTGAGACCGCAACAATTCAAGAATTTACCGAAGGCCAATCCGTAATAATTACTGGCTGCGGATCACCATTTAATGGCACTCACACAGTAACCGATGACGAAATTTCAGATTATGTATTCACAGTCGCAATCACCAATGCAGATATATTGGAGAAAAATATCATCCCAGCAGGAAACGCTGCGCTCTCTGGACTATCAACCTATGTCGGAAATGCCAATGCTGAAGCTGCAATTCTGGCTATCTCAGTCGAAATATTCCAAGCAAGAACAGCAGCAGGTGGATCAATAGAAGGCGTAGATTTTGCAGTAACCCCTTACCGCCTATCTAAGAATTTACTTGCCAAAGTAACTGGCTTACTTGGCCCATACCTTGATGTAGAGACGATGGTTGGTTAATGCCTAGCACAATTGCCACAGATGTCAGAGGCGCTATAAAGACTGCGCTTGCTGGCGTAGCTGCCAATATCTACGATGCTGTTCCAGAAGCGCCCATCGTTCCAGCAATAATTTGCATCCCAGATTCGCCATATATGGAGCTTGAAGTCTTGGGCAAATCCACAACTCGCGTTAAATTAAATTACACCATAACTGCTTGCGTTGCGTATTTCAGCAACGCCGCAGCTCTGGACAATTTAGAGCAATTAATTATCAGTATTCTTGGAGCGTTAAACGCTTCCAAGTATGAGTTATCAATAGTCGAAAGACCTTCGGTAACCGAAGTAGGAACTACTACCCTGTTAGTTTCAGATATACGCTTGAGCGTCCGCTACGAGCAAACCGCATAGGAGACCTAAATGCCAACAACAGTAATAACTGGGCGCGATGTTAGTTTTACCATTGGTGGTAACAACTTCGATGCTCAAACTACTTCTGCAGTTTTAAGCTGCGAAACAATTATCGAGACTTATCAAACCCTTGATGGTCGCGCTTATAAGTCCGTAGATAAGCAATGGACTTTCACACTTGAACTATTGCAGGATTGGGGAGCGACTGGCTCTCTATTTGAAATTATTTGGGGCGTTGCAGAATCAGCACCAAATACGACAATTTCAACAGTATTCACAGCTGCATCAGGCGCAACTTTTACATTCAATGTTCTGCCAATCTTCCCAACTGCTGGTGGAGCTGCTCCGGGAGCACTCACCGACACTTGGACGATGACAGTTGTTGGACAACCAGCGGAGTCCTTTACCTAAGAGATCGGAGCATCGGGAGCTATGAAATCGCAAATAAAAATTGAATATAACTCGGGCGAGGAAGCAACCTATATTGCCCAACCGCCCGAGTATGCAAAGTGGGAGAAGGCAACTGGCAAGACGATTGGCGAAATCGGCGGTGTCTGGGACATTATGTTCTTGGCATACAACGCAATGAAACGCGAAGCGTCTGGCAAGCCAGTTAAATCTTTCGATGTGTGGATGGAGACAGTCGCCGATATCGATGTGGTGAATCAAGCCCCAAAAGCCACACAGCTGGAAGCATAAATTACCTTCTAACGCTTCTAGCAATCGAGACGCGAATTCCTAAACAATATTGGGATGATGCTGAAGATGTCTTAACAGCTTTGGAGATATTGAAGGAGAGAAATGGTGGCAAGTGATCCGATTACTTATGATCGCGCTGAGCTACGCGACCTTCTTAAAGCCTTTAAAGCAATGGATGACCAAGCAGTTCAAGAAGCGAGAGCTGAAAGTAATGCCCTTGCAACCTACGCCGCCAATCAAATTAAAGTCAGCGCTATGGGACGAACGGTCTCGGGTGCTGGTGTTCGGAGAGTTGCCGAAGGTGTCAGAATCAGCAAGTCAAGTAAAATCGGCGAATTCTCATATGGTTTTGCATCTCAAAGGTTTTCTGGTGGCGCAACAACACAAAAGCTCTGGGCGGGTCTTGAATTTGGAAGTAACCGCTATAGCCAGTTCCCCCGAAGAACTCCCAATCGCGGACGCGGCAATTCTGGCTACTTCATCTACCCGACACTTCGCAAGATTCAGCCTGAATTAGTGCGCAAATGGGAAGAAGCTTTTGCTACAATCTTAAAGAAATGGGGATAACAAATGGCTGGTAATAGAACGCTCAAGTTATCTATCCTTGCTGATGTTGATGATCTTAAGAAAAAGCTAAGCCAAGGCGAAAACGAAGTCAAGGGCTTTGGCGATAAGCTAGGCGAATTTAGCAAGAAAGCGGCAGCAGCTTTTGCTCTCGCAGCAGCAGCGGCAGCTGCCTATGCTGGCAAGTTATTAATTGATGGCGTTAAAGCTGCAATTGAAGATGAGAAGGCTCAAGCCAAATTAGCAACTACCTTAGAAAATACAACTGGGGCTACTAGAGAACAAATTAAGGCAGTTGAGGCTCAAATACTTAAGATGTCTTTGGCAACTGGTGTCGCTGATGACAAATTAAGACCATCATTTGAAAAGCTTGTCCGAGCTACAAATGATGTGCAAAAAGCGCAAGAATTGCAAACTCTTGCTTTGGACATAGCTGCAGGATCAGGCAAAGATTTAGATGCAGTAAGCCAGTCATTAGCTAGGGCCTACGATGGCAATACTTCAGCCCTTAGTCGTTTAGGTATTGGCTTATCGGCAGCAGAGCTTAAATCAATGAGTTTCGATGATGTTACGGGTCAATTAGCGAACACATTTGGCGGTCAAGCCTCGGTCCAAGCTGAGACATTTAGCGGCAAGGTTGCAAGATTACAAGTCGCATTTGACGAAGCTAAAGAATCAGTGGGCGCTCGATTACTTCCAATCCTGACCGAGTTACTAGATAAATTTAATAATAATCTCGCTCCAGCGGTTGAGGCGATACGAAAGAAATTTGAACCGCTTACCAAAGCAATTGACGACAACAAAGAAGAATTTACTGCGATTTGGAATTTCTTAAATAAATATATTGTCCCAATATTGACTGGTGCTCTTAAAGCTGGCTTAAGTGGGATAATTACTACATTTACTACTTTAGTAAATATCGTAGGCAAAGCGGTTAATTTCTTTAAAGACTTATATGATGCCTATAAGAAATTTGTAGATTTTATAAAAAACAATCCTTTATCAAAATTTGTAGATAAAATTAACCCATTTAATAACACTAGCTTTAGCAATGCAGGTTTTCTAACCGCTGGTGGAACGGGTGCGGTCGATGAACTTGGCAGACCAGTTACTGCTGTTACCCCAGCGGTTGATGCAGCTACCGAAAATAAGCGCCGTAATACAATGTGGAAATCTGAAACGGTTTTAAGACCGACAAATGAATGTCCATCTGGTCAAGGCGTATTCTTAGTTGAGTATAATTATTATGGCGAGATTATTAAGCAGAGCCTTAATTATTGTGTTCCATTCCCAGCACAAAATTCATTTACAGGATCAGCAGCGGGAACTGGTGTAATAACTGCAACTACTGAGCTAGGAAGCACTACTGGCTCAACTAGCAATCCAACTAATGCTGGTGGAATTACAATAAATGTTAATGCTCCTTCAGCCATAGACGAAGAAGGATTTACTCGAGCCGTAGTTTCAGCTTTAAACACTAGCAATGCTCGTAACGGCGGTGGAGGCGCTATTCTTGGCGGCCTAGTAGCAGAATGACTCTTTGGAATCCAGTTTATAGAGTTAAGGTTGATGGCGTTACAGTTACTGGCGCGACCCTTAGTGGGCTTACTATTACCTCGGGTCGCACCGATATTTATCAGCAGCCAATTGCTGGTTACTGCAATTTAAGTCTTATAGAGACCGCTGAAGCTGCAGTTCCCTATGAAGTAAATGACGCAGTAACAATAGAAGTCCAAGACTCTACTGGCGATTATGTTAATCTTTTTGGCGGCTTTATTACTGACTTAGGTATTACAGTCCAGACTTCAGGATCAACAGCTACGAGCCAGCAGATTAGAATCGTTGCAGTAGGAGCTTTAGCGCGACTTGCTAGGGCAGTTTATACAGGCAACTTTGCTCATCAATTTGATGGCGACAGAATTGAAACTTTATTAAGCACAGTTTTATTTGACCAATGGAATGAAGTGCCAGCAGCCGAAACTTGGAATGACTACGACGCAGCAGTACAATGGGAAGATGCTGAAAATAGCGGATTAGGTGAAATAGATACTCCGGGTGATTATGACTTGCACTCTGAAAGCAATTTAAATGACACAGTTTATAACCTAGCTTCTCGATTTGCGACCAGCGGACTTGGGTATTTATATGAAGATGCTCAGGGCAGAATTGGGTATGCTGACTCAACACATAGAAGCCAATATCTTTCAAATAATGGCTATGTCGATTTAGATGGCAATCACGCCATCGGCCCAGCCCTTTCCATCGTTAAGCGAGCTGGCGATGTCCGAAATGCCATTACAGTTGGATACGGCGTAGGCAATGCCGAAGTGAGCGATGAAGATGCAGCTTCAATAGCTCTTTATGGCCAATTGGCAACGACTATTAGAACTACTTTGCGAAATCAGAACGATGCCGAGGATCAAGCAGCCTTCTATCTACTTATTCGAGCTTACCCTCAATTTGCTCTAAGGCAGATAACTTTTACGACTGCCAATCCAGAGATTGATGATGCCGACCGAGATAGCCTTTTAAATGTATTTATGGGTATGCCGTTGAATATTACTAATCTGCCATCCAATATGACCGATGGCGAGTTTCAAGGATTTGTCGAGGGTTGGACTTGGACTGCAGGTCTCAATCGCCTAGACCTGACAATGAACCTATCGCCTATAGCTTTCAGCCTTCAAGCCTTCCGTTGGAACTCAGTCCCAGCGGTAGAGAGTTGGAATACAATAAACCCATTACTGGAATGGTATAACGCTACAATTGTGGCATAGGAGAATAAATGGCAACGACTACTAATTACGGCTGGGACACTCCTGACGATACTGATCTCGTCAAGGATGGCGCAGCTGCAATTCGCACTTTGGGAAGCTCAGTCGATACAACGACAAAGAACTTAAACCCACAGACTACAACTGGCGCACTTGCTTATAGATCAGCAACTGCCAATGTAAATACTGCATTGCCTATTGGAACAACTGGCCAAGTCTTGACAGTCGCAGCTGGCGTTCCAAGCTGGGCTACGCCTGCTGGTGGTGGAAAAGTTTTGCAGGTTGTTTCTATGAGTAAAACAAGCGTCTTTAGTTCAACAGCAACTTCATACACAGACATAACTGGTTATTCTTTGTCAATTACTCCAAGTGCAGCAACTTCAAAAATTCTAGTTTTATTTAGTCCATCACTTTTTGTTGGTGATGTATCAACTCAACTTTATCAAGGATTTAGAATTTTGAGAGATGCAACAACAATAATGACAAATGACCGCGCTAATGTGCAAGGCGCAGCAGCACTTGGCGGCGGTTATACTTGGCAATATATTCAAGCAAGTTTTATTTATCTTGATAGTCCTAGCACAACTTCTAGCGTTACCTATAAAGCCCAAACCAAAGATGATACTGGTGTACCTCACGGCATAAATATAGGTAGTGCAGGAAATTCAACAATAACTCTAATGGAAATTGGTGCATAATGAGTATAATTGGAAAAGCGCAAGCCCTACAAAAATTATTACCAAATGTTCAATGGAAAATGGATAATGACGATTTATCAACCTTAGAAATTTTAGATAATAGCAATTTACCAATTCCTAGTGAAACAGAAGTTTCTGAAAAAATAATTGAAATTAAAAACACAATGGAACAAGCCTCAAACGAAGCTAAAGCAAAGTTAGCAGCGCTCGGCCTTAGCATTGAAGATTTTAAGGCTTTGTTAAATTAGCATAATCTTGAGCAATTGTGTCGAGATAGTCCTATAATCAATTGATATGGCCAGACTATGTGCAGCGGGTGTTCAGTTACGGGAGCAGATTGATGACGATTATCCTGATAGGGATCGTAAGTCTGATGGCTGGATTGCTGATGCTCGTCACCTCTCTAAAGGCACTTCTGACCATATACCAAGAGATGGAATCGTTAGAGCTATAGATATAGATTCTGACCTATCGGCACATAAAGAAGAAGCTTATGCGCTGGTCGAGAAGATTCGCAGGTTAGCAAAGAACGGCGATAAGCGCATTAAATACATTATCTTTGATGGCAAGATAATGAGTCCGATACTCGGTTGGAAGCGGCGTAAATATAATGGCGCTAATCCACACCGCTCACATTTCCATATTTCATTCACAACTTTGGGAGACAAAGATGGCAGTTATTTCGAGCTCGAAGGAGAATCTAATGAGAGACCTAAAAAAAGCCGCCGAAAGCTGGGCGAAAGCGTTCCTAGCAGCAGCACTAGCGACCTACCTAGCAGTGGGATTCGACCCTGCTGCAATTGCCAATGCCGCTCTAGTATCAGTCTTGCCTAGCGTTATCAACTGGCTTAATCCTAACTACGAGCGTTACGGCAAAGTCCGGTAATGGTTGCCGCTGAACTCGCAACCTTAGTAGCCTCAGTCCTAGGATCAATTGCCTTACTGATTGCTGGCCTTCGCTACATAATTAAATTGGAGAATATTCCAATAGTGTCGCGCCTTGATAAAATGGAGTCTCAGCTAGAATTGGCCCTAGCGAGAGGGGTCAGAAATGGCAACGCGAAAGCGCGTAAGTAAGAAGCCAGTAAAGCGTAAGCGCACTACTAAAGAGACGCCTTTAACAAAGATTGATTTCTGGGCTATTGCTGCCAATGAAGTTTATAAAGCTTGTCGCAGAGCTGGAATGGACGAAGGCACTTCTCTGGCCTTTGCTATGGATCGTAGCTCTTACCCTGATTGGATAGTGCCAGCCGATGACCCAATAAAGAAAATTGGTTGGGAAGATGGCGAGGAAGATAACTAATCTACTTCCGAGAGGTTGAGCTCTTTGAGGCTCTCAAGTCGCTTTATCCAGACTTGACGCCCCTATCAGCGACCGACCGAGCAGATGGCATTACCCACAATTCCT